TGAGATTTGATTTTAAAGAATAATTCTTTAGTATCGGGCATAATCATTTGCATTTGGTCTTTTTCAATTTCATTGAGCAAATAACTTTCACACACCGAATGTAGTTTGGTACCACGGGTTGATGCTTGTGTGGATATTTTATTAGCCACTTCTTCACCAACTCTTTTACGCCATGAAAAAATAGCATCTTTTGAATAAGGTGACAGAACCGTTGTTACGGATGGATAAACATCACCCTTTGGCGTAATATAGGTTCTGCCCTTATTGGTTGTTTCTGATTTAAGCTCAAAATCCAGCTCAGGTAATCTCACATAATTAAACATAATGTAACTTTCTAAAAATTAAAACTTAATAGCGTAACCCGCTGAAAGTCCATTGAATTCGCTATCACCAAATGACCGGTCATAGCCTGCTGTGATGCTTTGTGTATCTGTTAAAGCATATTCTGCGCCGATACGAGCGGTATGTGTCATATCATTTTTATCATTATTAAAAGCGTCACGATAACGATATCCTGTTTTGACTATTACCTTATCGGATAATTTCCACTTTAATCCAGGTTCTAATGAATAATATAAATGACTATCATTCTGTGACTTAGCACCTAATGCTGTTCTTATATAAAAGAAATCATTGTGAGGTGTAGCACCAAATTCAAACCTTGTTGCCGAATTTTTATCATAACCATTTTGTTCACGATATTGAGCAGACATATCTAAATTAAAATTGTCCGCTAATTTATGAACCTGTGTAAAATTAATACCATTACGGTTAGGATCGTTAGTATTATCACCAACGGTATTACGATGCACTAATTGAATGTGTGCTACATTTTGTTTATCTGCAGCTTGAACATTCCATGCTGATAATAAAGCAATTAATAATAGAGATTTTTTCATTTGGTTCCTTTTGTTATTTTGTCAACATGCTTCTTGACGATTTCTCTTGTTTTTACATCTTTAATAGATTTTCTGCCGTGTTTTTCAGCGATTGCACTCGTAGGGTGAGCTTCAGCAACTTTAGATAGCACTTCTTTAAAACCATCAGGTACTTTATTTTGTTTAGCATTAGAAGTAGAAACTCCTGATACCAACATAGGTGCTTGAATAATGGTGACCATGTGTGGATTTTCTTGAAGATAATCCTCACGAGCCGCCATACTCATAAGTCTTTCATGTATTTCACCAGTATTCGTATCACGAAAAAGATAGGTTGGCATTATTTAATCCATTTTTATACCATGTAGGTATATCTCGTTTAGTCCATTTTGCGAAATGGCTCTTTCTTTCAACATAGTATTTATGGTAAGATGCTAACGAATCATTGGCAATTTTACATTCATCTGGCATAGCCGGTGTTGGAGGGTAGAATTCACCATTTGTTATATTATTTGGTGGTGAATTCAATACATCCTTTAATCGGCTACATGCGTGCTGTTTGCCATAGCGAAAAGTGTATTCTTCTAGGAGATACAGCCACATTTCAAACAGCCACATGTAGTTCTTTAGATTGGCACGAACCCATATACCACTTGGGTGGTTCATATGAGAGGCCTTCATCAATCTTGTTTCACGATTAGCATCATCAAGGCGCCATCGTTTAATGTTTCGGTTGTTAGTCGTTTTATCTATATAACTTTGACCGTCAAGCACACGATGAGCGGTTGACATCAATTGAGCATACTCAATAATCATTTTAACAACATGCTTATCAAGGTGTTCTTGAGCACATTGTTTAGGGTCGTTATGTAAATAAAATATATTCATAAAAATAGGGGTAGGGCACCATTACGGGTATTTAAAACAAGCCTGCTACCGATAACTCGGATCGAGCTGTGTTCCCTATGGTCTAACTATTAAGCAGCTTGTGCTATAGGTTGGTCTGCAACCACTTGGCTAACTGGCTTTGAATTCAAATCAGCTAGTTTTGAGATTGATTGTTTTTTCACAATAACTCCGGGTGTAAAACCAGAGCCAGTAATACCAACTCGTGCCATATACTCTTTAACTTGGTCGACATTCATAACCTGATAGGCTGTCACTTTACTACCTGTCTTAATAGCTTTAACTACACCATTAGCC